GGATTAGATAGCGGTCAGAACCTCCGCCTGTGATTGAATCTTTGGAATCAATTACTGTATCAAAGTATGCGTGAATATACCGTGAACCATCAAAGTGAGCTTGACCAACATGGTCTGGTTTGTAATGAATCATTGGATAAGCATCTTTCATCTTATCAAATACTCCTCTTTTAACCATCATATAACCAGTACCAATTTCTAAAACTTCTAAAGGTTCAGTTACTTGAAAGGAAGAAGTTCCTTTTACAACATTAAACACATACTCACCAACAAGACTCTCTAGTTCTCTTGGATCCATATCAGGATGTTTTCTCGCAGCTAGAGCTACATTACCCCAATTGATTGATTTTTTAGGATAAGGGCCGCCGATTACATCTTTATCTAAAGCCAACATAGCCAAAACATCTTGTGGATTAAAATGAATGTCACTATCAATGAAAAGTAAATGAGTAAAGTTTTCTGAACGAAGAAATTCATCTACCAAATAATTTCGTGCTCTTGTGATAAGAGATTCATTGAAAAGAAAAGAGAATTTAGTTTCAATACCATACTGACCCAAACTTGTTTGTAAATCTAGACACGATTTAATATAAAGACCATGAGCCATACCGCCGTACATTGGCGTGGCAATAAAAATTCTATTCTTTTTTAAATCTTCAATTTTTGCTTGAATTTCCATGACAACTCCATAAACGAAAAAGAGGAAGTAACACCTATATGTATTACTTCCTCTACGCTTTTCCTAAACTATTTTAGGCAAAAGCACGCTCTCCCTGAGCACGCAGAGCTGCGATACCTGCAGCTACGATGCGCTTGGTTGGCTGACCAAGGCGATAGAAAGAAACTTTGTCGCCGTTAGCATTGACACGGGTGTTGTGATAAATCGCATGACCTTCGTTACGCAACTCATTGATTGTTGCAGAAGGATTTGCGATACCAAAAACAGACTGCATCTTGGCAACGGTGAGAGTGTTATACTCGCTGTCTTTAGAAAGATAGGCAAGAACTTTAGCTTTAGCTGATTTCATTACAAATAACTCCATAAATTGGTCTCAACAAGGTAAACATTTGAGAGGAGACCGTTCTCTCAAATTCGATAATATAATTATAACACAATTCAAACATTTATACAAGCGTTATTAAGGTAAATGTTACAAAAAAAGGCCTGTGTTGCCACAGGCCCAAGTGCCGAACTACAAACTTATTAGAAAGGTTGTGAAGCATCAACTTCAGGTTTTACTTCTTCTGTTACAGGTTCAGGTTGTGGTGCCAGAATTTCATCGGCAGAAGCACCTGCATCAACTTTGGTATACAGGTCAACAAATGATGCCTTAGTGTCATCATCAAAACGATTCAGACACAGAGTAATTGCCTTCATCTTGTCACCAAAGATGCCGTATGTTTCAACGATATGCACCAAACGGCGAGTAGAAATCACTTCATCGCAACCGCCATCGGCGAATGTTTTACGGATAACATCAGCCCAAGTAACCAGTTTTTCAGCAAAGTCATCATCTGCTTTGCCTACTGAAGCAAGTTCTTTCTCAATAATCTTGCGCTCAGTTTTTACAGGCGGAAATTCTTGTTCCATTGTGGTACGAAAACGCTCAAGGAATGCTTCGTTCAAAACATTGGTGAACATATAACGACCGTCATCTGAACCTTTACCTTTTGTGTTCGCAGTAGCAAACACGGTAAAACCAGGTGCGGGTGAAATTAATTCGCCTTTCTTTTTCAACATAAACGGTTTGCCCTCTAACACACGCTGCAAACTGGAAAGATTCTGAGCACCGTAATCAATCTCATCGATACAGAGAACAGCACCTTGACGAGCAGCAGTAGTTACAGGACCGTCACGCCATTCCATATTACCATCAATCAGAACATAGTTACCAAGAAGGTCACTCTCATCAGTTTCAGGCGTCATTGATACACAAATGAACTTGCGTTTTGCCTTAGCACAGGCTTGTTCAATTGACATGGTCTTACCGTTACCAGAATGACCTGAGATAAACACAGGAAAGAACCGCATCGATTGAACGATTGACAATACATCATCAAAGTTACCAAACGGTACATAGTTTTTGTAGGCAACAGGAACTAGATTTGCTACATCTAAGTCGGTAGTTACATTACTGATTTTGTGATTTGATTTTTCAGTAGGTTTAGCCATAGGAATCACTTGCGCTTGTAGAGCAGGTTGCATATCAACATTGGCACCTGGTACACGATACTGACCACGACCAACACGGTTAGAATCTTCTTTAGTGAAGAATTGGGTTGATTTAAGACCAAGTTTGGTCGCAATCGATTTGATTTCCGTTTTACTAATGGTTTGTTTACCAGTAGCAATCAAGGCATCAATGAACATCTGTTTTAGTTCGGCACGGCTATTCATAATGTAAAACTCCTGTCAATGAAAAATAATTATATCAAATAAACAACAACTTAAGCGGCAATACCTTGGATAAACCGAGATACTAATACACGATTTACTGCCCGTTTTTTATTGTATTTGGCAAATGCCGATGCCAACTTCTTCGCAGTAAATTTACCTTCTACTTCAATACCAACTTCATCATCGGTAGTCAGTTCTTCACCACCTGAAATGAAAAAGAAATTCTCATAACCAGGTAATTTACAAACAAGATACTTTTCACTCTTAAACTGTTTAATCTTTTGCTTACGCACTACATCAGCAGCTTCAGGACCAATTTCTTGTGCTAATTGCCAGTAATCTTTACTATCATTATAAAGATACCTGTTACTTACAACATATTTGGTTTCACGGCTAGATACAATAAAGAAACCAAACACACGAGCACCAGTTACTTTTTGAAACCAAAACAATAAGTTTTTAGCAATATCTTGGTTACAGTCACAAATTTTCATTTCAAATTTGTTCTGACGATCACGCATCATAAAAACATAGTCACCAGAATAATATGAGCTTTGTTTTTTAACTTTTTCCATTACACGAGTAGAATGATTAAAAGTTTCTTCTTCAACCCAATAAGCATTGGTGTGATCAGCATCACCGTCATGGATTACAACCAAACTACAAATGTCCAGATTGTTAACCTTCTTAAATGTTTTCATAACCTCAGCAGTAGCAATAATCGCCTGATTCATTGGTGTATTGTTTAGCTGCTCAGAATCAGGTCTAGGTAAGCGGCGATATTTGTCTTCTTTGTAAGCTTCCATGAGCAAACACATATTCTTTAATGCAGCCGTAAACTCAGCGCCAGACATTTTCGAATTTAAATACTCACGCAAATGAACATTACCAAATTCCATTTCACCAATGTTTTTACTGAATGAATTGTATTTGCCATCTTTGTATCTACCATATTCACTCTTAAATAATCGGTTAGATTCACTCATGTAGTTACTATCAACACCAAGGTCCATAGCACGAACGGTACCTGATTCAGTAAAACCATAAACAACAAATGGAATGTTCACTTTGCGGCAGAACATTGACAATACCAAAATCTGTTCAATAGAACCAGACATATTCTTTGACATTGAACCCGAACAGTCAAGCAATAACACCAAGCCGTGCGATTTTCCCTTAGGTGTCAACATTACTTTACGGAAAATGTTGTCATCAAACTTGTATGAGGATAACTTGTTAATGTCAATATCGCCGGTGTCGGACAATTTAGATTTGCTAAATGCCTTGGCAGCTTTACGCATTTCAAATTCTTTTGCGAGCAGACCAATATACCTTTCATTACGGCGTTTGAATTCGTTCACCAGTTCCATTGCTTTTTCTGGTCTAAGAATTTTCTCTTTGATGAATCTATTATATTCTTTTGTCATCAATTCTTGAACACGCTTAGCAGGAGTAATGATGTTGTTCAGGTCTGGCTTGGGAATATCCACATACACAAATTCTTTACATTTGTCATCAAGCAATTGAACTTCGTTGCGGCGATAGTTTTCATCCGTTTCACAGGTTGGATCGAATTGGTCAATGTCACCAGGTCGTGATGGTTTGTCGTGGTTAATGCTTGTACCGTTTTCTAAATTATCTTCACCTTGTTCTTCATTACCAGCTTGACTGCGTTTAGATTTGGTTTCGCCTTCTTCAAAATCTTCTTCATCAGAATCGCCGTCACCGTCACCATCTTCATCGTCATAATCATCACCATAGTCAGACATTTCATAATCATCATCACCATCACCATATTCGTCTGACATTTTGGCCATCATTTCATCAAAATAGTCCAATGCCATTTCATGTTGTTCTTCTTTTGAATACTCATATACTTTGTCGGTGATACGAACAACATCTTCCCAAGTTTCTGCTGCTTGAACTTCTTTCACCAACAATTCTTCTTTTGCGGAGAATTTAATCCAAGTGGAAGACCATTGTGATTTGCTGAACACATTTAGGCGGTCAATAAAAGGCATTTCATTTACATCACGACCACGAATACCAAAGAAATCACGAGCAGTTAATTCTTGGTATGCCTGACGAAAAGAAGAATTCAAACCAGGGTATTTGCGTTTGACTTTTTTCTCAATACGGGCATCTTCAACAACATTCAAAAAGTTTTTATAATTTTTGTTTTTGTCATTGTCCATTACCGCATCATGCCAACCTTCGGCAGGAGTATAGAGTGCATGACCAACTTCGTGGCCAACCAACAGGTCATAGATAATGCCTGTCATGTTTTGCCAAATAGGCAGATAAAGAATACGATTTTTGGTATCGAATTTAGCGGTGTTAATTTTCTGGTGCTGAACCGAGAGATTTTCGGTTGCCAGTAATTTTGCTAATTGTGATTTTTGTTCGGCAGTAAACGACATAGTACCCTCATTCATTATTATTTAACCATTATACTATAACCAGGTTGGTTTGTCAATGGGTTTGTTGTATAGAAACAACACCATTAAACACAGACCTGGTCTATGTTAGTGACCACTTACTTACATGAATGGAGCGGTGCGAATGCTATGCTCATCTAGATTGAGGGGGACCTCAAACCGTACTATTACTCACCGCATGAAAGGATATTATACGCTACTTATCGACCTACTTGAGGCAGATATTTAGCCTTTGTTTCTTCCCATGATAACACGGTAAGGTCATCATAGAAAAGAGTGTCAGAAGAAACTCTGCCTTTTTTAACCAACTGTTTGATTCTTGGCTTGGCGTGTTTCTCTTTCCATATATTACTTAGTGCTTCTATATCAGTATTAAACAACTTTTTCATATCTTTGCCATCATTATCGCCTCGGAGAAATTCGCAAGTCTTATCATACAGAGGCGCAAAGTAAATACCTCTTGCGTGTTCAGAACGAATTAAATCTTTTGGCACAGACAACTTAGCATAAGCAAAAGACAATGAACGATTTTTGTGGTCACGCTTATGTGGTTGACCACTTGGTTTCTTTGCTACATACCATTCAAAATACTTCCGTGTATGATTTACTTTCAACCACTCACGAATCATATACCGAGTTTCTTGTAATGGTTCAAACGATACTGAACCTGAGGTAAAGCCCATTGGCTGCCAGAAGTCCAGATTATCGTATTGGGACAACCCACCAGCTTTTGTTTTACCATAAAGTGATGTTGTTGTAATGCTTACCAACTTATCACCATATAGTTTTTCCCATAGTTCTTGTATGGGTGTGGCTAAACAAAGCAAAGCCAACAATTTACCGCCAACATAATTAAAACCAAGAGGTTGTAATGGCACAATCGTAGAACCAATCGCAGTATGATTAATCATGCCACCTTGTGTTTTCTTTTCTCTACTCCAACCAATAAAGTTATCTCTTGGTGTTAAATCTAAAAAGTCAGATGAAATACAAATAACACCAAGATATTTTTGTGTTGGTTTATCTTTGACAATAAAGTTTAGATTACGACCAATGTTGGAATTATTCTTCATTGTAGAAGAAAAGGTGCGAATACAATTCCATAATTCAGGTAAATCATCTTGTTTATTAGCATACACCAATTCAGGTTCTAATGCCAAATATGCTTCAGGTTCGTTTGGTATCCAAAAGTTATTTTTAATTTCTTGGATTGCTCGGCGCTGACCTTCATCTTCCAATAATCGTTCTTCACCCCATAATGTTTGCGATACAATAGATGGGTATTTCTCCTGCACTTCACACCATTTTTGAAACAAGGTATACTCTTTCACATCCATTTGTGAAACATAGTCTAGTTCTTTAATGGTCTGCTCACGCAGTTCATCTTCTGTAAACTTTAATGGTTCAATTGGCGTTTGTTCTTGCCATTTTTGCCATTGTGTTTCTACATCATCTTTTGGATCAAAGCTGTATGCCATTGCCTGTCTTTTTATGGTTACGAACTGCTTTTTTAACTACCTTTTGTTGTTTTCTTTTAGCCATCTGTAATGAAACGGGACCAACATTGTCAATGAATTTTTTACCATTCATATGTTCTAATTCATGGACAAAACATCGAGCAGTTATTCCTTTTAATGTTGTTTGTTGTAACTGCCCATGTTCATCGGTATACTCAACGACAGCTGATTCTGGTCTTGCTATTTTAAGATATAAACCAGGATAGGAGAGGCAACCTTCATCCATTTTGATAACATCATCCGAAACCGATATTACTTTAGGGTTAATACAAGCCATTTGAAAATCATCAGTACCAATTACAAACACCCTTTCAAAAACGCCACATTGATTAGCAGACAACCCAATACCACCATAGAGTTTTCTGGTTAATTGTAACCTCTTAATCAATTTTGTCATGTTTGGATTTGGCAAGCTACCTTTATATTCAGGTACTTCAACACCTAGCATTGGATAATCACCTTCATATAGAGGCAATCTGTTTATAGGATCTTCTACTACACCAAGGCCAGTATCAATTTTTAAAATATCGCTCATTTTTTAAACACCCACCTTTCTGCAAAGCTTTTAGCTTCTTCTTCTGTTTTGAACCAAGCGTTTTGATGATAGTCACTAGACGCTTCAAACATAATGATCTGATAGGTACTATCATTACAAAGTAAAATATCTACTGTTCTTTCATAACCATCAGTAATACGAATTTGATCTTTTGTCATTTTACAATCCTCGAAAAGTTTTTCTCTTTAGCAAAACGAATTACATTTAAAAATTTGTCTTGCAAAATATCTCCTTTGTGAGAGATAACAAATAAGTTTACACCTTCTAACATATGAAGTATCTTCATTAGTTCTTCTGTACCGTTAGAATCAAGGCTAGAATCAAATGTTTCATCAAGTATTAATAGATTGGTATTAGATGAATTCTTTAATTTGGCTACAGCACGCCAAGTCAACATCAATGCCATATCAATTCGTTGTTTCTCACCTTCACTAAAGTTGTTATAAGTAAATTCATCACGATGCCTAGATTTAATTGTTTCTTTAAATGATTCATCAAGGTTAAAGTTGACAAAGAAATCTAATGACGCTAAATACTTATTGACCAATTTATTAATAATTGGCAAATACTGTTTTACAATCTTTGTTTTAATGCCAGTATCTTTTAATAAATTACTTGCAACTTCATAATATGTCCGTTCTTCTATTAATTCTTTTAGGTTTGATTGCAGTTCTAACAAGAAATCTTTTAGTGCTTTCAGGGTTTGTTCTTCTTTCTCTGATACTACTTTAGATTCTTTTAACTCATCCACTAATTTACTTAAACGAGCAATCAGTTTATTTGTTTCGTTAATTGTGGTATTATTTGTTGCAATCTCTACTTGTTTTTGTTGAATCTGTTTTTGTTTCTCATTGATTTCATTCAACTTCGATTGTTCTTCATTTAGTTTTTCTTCTAACTGCGAAAGACCGTGTTCGCACTCAATAACTTTGGTGTTGAGGGTTGCAAGCTCTTCCTGTTTAAAAGAACTGGCGATAGCTTGCCGACATGTTGGACAATCGTCATGCGATTGAAAGAAACTGATATCCTTACGAAATTTGGATAAATTCGTTTCAATCTGCGATTCAAATTTTGTAATTTTTTTAACCTTAGCCTCTGTTTCAATTTTACTCGCAACAACCAATTGGAGTTCTTCTGTTTCGGTGGTAAGGATTGCAACATTAGCGAGTAAGTTGGATATGGTATCGTTGTGGCTTTGTATCTCCTCAGCATATTCATTTACCTTATCTTCATTGTTTTGTTTGAGTTCTTCAATATGCTTCTTCTGCATATCATATTTTTGTTGTGCAAGGTCTATCTCATGTTTCTTTTCTGAAACCAAATCTTTATTATTAGATAGTTTATCTTTCACCAAAGAATTCATAGTAGAAAAGATTTGAATGTCTAACAAATCTTCAATGATGGCCCTGCGATCAGAAGCCGACAACTGCATAAATGGTGTAAACGAAGCACTACCAAGAATTACAATCTGAGTAAATGACTTGTAATTTAATTTTAAAATAAACTTTTCTAAAAACTCCTGATAGTCACGGCTTGCAGCTTCTTGGTTAATTAAATCGCCGTTACAATATATTTCAAAAACATTTGGTTTAATACCACGAACAATACGATAGTTCTTATTGTTAGTATCAAATGCAACTTCAACTACACAATCTTTGGCATTAATTGAATTAACAAGTTGTGGTTTATTAATGTTACGAAATGGTTTACCAAATAGACCAAAACACAACGCATCAAGCATCGTGCTTTTACCAGAACCATTTTCGCCAACAACCAAAGTATTGGTATTACCAGACAGGTTAATTTCTGTCCAGTAATTGCCAGTGCTTAATAAATTTTTCCATTTTAAA